ACAGCGCTCCAAGAGGGTGATGCCACCTTTATGGGACCTGCAATCAGCCAAGCCGCCGCCAGTGGTGTAGGTGTAGCAAACTGTGTAATGCAGGAAAAGACCGCCCTGGGTGTAACTTCTGGAAATACTTTAGATATTCAGATCGCGGTTACAACCAATGCCACGATTGACGCAACCTGTACAATCCAGTTTGAATAAATTGAACAATGCCTGAAGGCGTTGGTTATGGACCGCAAAATACAGCATCCACAGGTTTAACCCTTAATTATATTGGAGACCACGCATATGCATACAGTGGTGGTCAAGGGATGAGTACCGCGGACCAGACTGCTTTAGAATTTCAAACTGAGGGTAGCTATCTTGTAGGGAATTTTTTCTTCACTGGTGCTACGGCCGGAGGTAATGCAGGAGGAGGCATTTCGACGTTTGCAGTTACATTTAATGGCGAGACTATTATGATTGTAAAACTAGAGACAGGGACAGAAGCTATGCCGACCTATGCCAAATGTAATAGTCTTATCCCTCCTTATACAAAGGTAAAAGTTGTTGTAGATAGTGACACAGATGCAGCCTCTTTGAAAACTAGTGCTTCCTACACAGCAAGAGGCTATGGGAAGATTAAAGAATGACACTTTCGACGGGGCCGAGTCTTAACTTCTTTGGGGATCATATGTTTGCCTGGAGTGGTCAAGAATCATTAACCGCAGGTGGTACAACCTTATTGGACTTTATCTCTCCTAATAGGTTTTACAGTGTAGTCACCAACGTCTCATTCGATTATAGCGGATGTTCTGCGGGTGATGTGTTGTCCTGGTCTCTTCAGGGCAATCAAGAAGCCCTCCACGTTAGCAAATTTATTATCATAGACGCAGGACTCGGGCCCCAATTCCCAAACTTATACTATACTATACCACCCAATACAGGGATTAGAATGATAGCTGTAGGTCCTACTGGATCAATGACCGTAGTTCTTGAAGGTAAAGAGGTGCAATAATGCCCAAGTATTGCCCTGAGTGCGGAACCAGGTTAGGTGGTATGACTTCTTTAGTTGCGTCAGGAACTAGAATCGAGTCCACTAAGCCCAGGCGTAAACGTCAACTTTCAGCTTGGAATAAGTTTGTTAAAGCGAATTCCAAGAAACCGCGTTTTGTGTATCGTAATGGTAAACTGAATCTTAAGAAAATGGCAGTAGCGTTCAGGAAGACCCCCGCAGGGAAGAAGAAGAGGCGTTAATGGCCTACGAAGCGGTACCCATAGACATAGAGCTCCAGAAAGTAACATCTCTTGAACGTGACGCTTTATCAAGATATAAGATACACGAAAATATAAATACATTTTTAGCCAATGAAAACGTACCCGTTGTTATTGGTGGATTTATTGCAGGTTTTTTGGGTGTTAAATTGGCAGAGGATATTATCACAGACCTTGAATCGAGAGTCGGCAAAGTAAGCAAAGATATTAAAGAGGGCATAAAAGAAGCCGTAACCATAAAACTTCCTACTTTTGGAGCACCTGCTCCAGTTGCGCCAACAATTAGCGACCTTGTTACATATATCAAAAAGGAGATCGGTTAATGAATTTAGGCGCTATAATTGCATTGCTGAAATTGGCACAGGATGCCGAGATAACTAAACCTGCTTTTGTTAGTATTGTAGTACGTCCGACCTACGGTAAGGAAACCGCATTGACAAGAGCTGAAGAAGGTCTTGGTCTGTAAGTGGTTATTTCTGCATTAGAACTATTGGGGTACTTTATCGCCTGGTCATTATTCTATTTTGGAATAAGTCATTATATCGCCAAATTGAGTAAGGATAAGTGGGTAGAATGGGCGAAATCATCCGAGAGTGACGAAGACCTGTTAATTATCCTTGAACCGATCGTAGATGAAATAGAAGAACGGACTCACGGAATGCTTGAAACTTTCCAATCTTCTTTTTTTGGTTCCCTGGGTGCAGCATCTAAAAAAATGGACGAATCTACTGGACAAAGTACAATCAATGCAATAACAAAAGATAACCCTATCATGGGGTTGGTCGCAGAGATGTTAATGAAGAGAAGCGGCTTAGAAGGGCTCATAAACACCCAAAACAGCCCCGAAGTAGGGGTAAAACAGCCCCAAAACAGGGTTAAGTTAGGCCTAAAATAGCCAGAATAATATTACAATTACCCTTTTTACTAGGTACGTAAGTTTCTAGAACACTTTTTTTTCTTTTCTTTTCTTTTCTTTTTTATTGGAAATAGTAATATTATTAATAGGGGTTCCCTATTCTTGATGTGGAGAGATAAAATGAACCGCAAAGAGAAAGAGAAAGTCCAAGTAGCAATATACCAACTAACTAATTCACTGCAGAGAGATAAAGACTTTCTGATCCCTGCAGAAGGTGTTCTTGAGTTTTTGGTTGACCTTAAGCCTAAGGAGTTTGATTAATGGGTAAAGTCGGAAAGACCTTCACCATTGATCATAATCTATATGCCTGGTTGTCCAACCACGCAGAGAAAGAAGGAAAGAAAGAATCATATATTATCAATGCTATGTTAACCAACCTCAAAAGACAGTATGAGACGTGGACTTGTTCAGTATGTGGTGTATCTAATGACCTTAAAAATAAAAGTTGTTACACCCTTAATGATGGCGACTTCTGTAAAGGAGTAAAAGCATAATGTCTTATCAGAAAGAAGCTATACTACGATGCAAAAGGTGTGATCATGAATGGACAATCTATCATATACCTGGTAATCAATACCCATGCCCAGTATGTGAAGGTTACAAACCAAGTAGTTAAATAGCTAATTCCCCTAAGAGGGGTATGGTACGAAGACGTGGCCGAGCCAGAAGGAAACCTTCTCGAAGTTTCGGAATAAATGTAATAGAAACTGGGGCTGCTTTAGCTCTTTTAACACAGACTAATGCAGGTTCAGCAGTAAAGTCTTTCATAGCTGGTAATCTTAATGATGGATTAACAACTTTATCAAGCGCAGCACTAAAAAATAAACAAGCTATAACCAAAACCCTGATAGGGGCATTCTTGGCCAAGGCTGCAGTACGTTCCTTTTCCCGAGGTTCGCCAGTATTGGCATCCCTGGGACCAATCAAAGTGAGGGCATAAAATACACATGAGCATTGTCGTAACGAGGACTTCGGCCGCATTGAGCGCGACGACATCCTTCCAAAGCATGACCAGCCAGTTCGCAAGTTCAGGCTTAAGTTTGGTAGTACCAACAGGGGTTTCACAAATAAGTTCCATATCTATGGGCGTGAGTGGGGTCGCAACTGGTGCAGATTTTTGTACGGGCTACAAACTGACCGGTACAGCGCTCCAAGAGGGTGATGCCACCTTTATGGGACCTGCAATCAGCCAAGCCGCCGCCAGTGGTGTAGGTGTAGCAAACTGTGTAATGCAGGAAAAGACCGCCCTGGGTGTAACTTCTGGAAATACTTTAGATATTCAGATC